CCATATACAGTTGTTCCAAACTTAAAACCATCTGATCTTGTTTCTATTTGATCAATAGAATTATGTAGATCCCCTGATAATGCAGGTGCAGTAGAATCTTTCCACTTCTTTGCTGCTCTTTTCAATTTCCCACTCTTTTTTGCTATACTATAAGCAGTACTATACTTGGGGAACTTCTTATTATTAACATCTTTTGCATTAATCCAGATATGCCTTCTATACATTGGCAATACATCTTTTCTTAATTTCTCAAAGAATTTTCTATCTAACATTATAATTTTTTCCTCTCAAAACCTTGCCCTGTTAAATCATTAGTTACTTCTTCCCATGTATGTCTGCAATTCCATATCTCATTATTAAAGTTACCAAACTCACCTAATATCTTTTTCTTACTTGCAGGAGATGTTAATATCTTTTGCTCACAAGCAGGTCTTGTCCTATCATCATAAGCACCTATATATACAAACATAGCATTATCTGGTAATTCATCATACATAATATTCTTTATAGAATTAGAGTATTGGTTATATCCAGATTGAACAATAGTTTGTAAGTGTTTTTCATCATAACCAAGTGCCTTCATATTAGCAATCACTTGTGATGGCTCTAACCCACTAACAATACCACTTATAATCTCTTGTCGCATACCTGATGTAGTTCCATTGATAAATGTCTGTGATAAATAACCTTTGGCTTCACTTAATAATCCCTGCAATACATCTTCTGATAATACAACACTACTAAATGTGTTTTCAAGCATTGCTACCACACCCTTATCAAATGCTGCATATACAGCAGTTAATTTTACTGCCATTAAATTCTCTACATTTGCTTCACTTAATATTACTGATGCTTCTTGTGCAGATTTGCCTTCTGTTAGTTCCATTAACCCATTAATGACATCAGAATATGCTTGAACACTTCGTTTAGCAATATCTTCTGCAATTTTTTCTAATTGATCTGTATAATTTACAGGCATTAGACAGGAGTAGTGAGTGCTTCAAGTAGTGGAGATGTTGTTACCTCTGGTGTTATCGCTTTCCGTTCTTCCAAATATTCCATAGCATCTTTGCGTTCAGGGAATCTATCTGAATCCATAGCCATTAATATATCAGCAGTATCAATGATACCTTTGGACAATTCCCATTCCCATTGTTCTCTTTGCTCTTGTGCTGATAATACTTCTGCTGTTTCACCAAAATCAACTGATTCTAATTCACCTGCATCTACCATTAATTCAGTAGTTAATACTTGACGTTCAACATCAAATAAGTTATGCTCAATATCATTCCATTTAACTATATCTGATTTCTTGTCATCTTGTAACTCTTGATTACGCAACCTCAATGCAACTCCTGATTCAGCAGTAGTACCATCTGCAAATGATGTTGGTAAATGATAGTTCTGTGCTAACATCTTGTAACTTTCCTTGATACTATCTGTAAGTGCAGGAACACTATTAGGAGGAGATACTACATTTAATTGTCCATCAACACCCAGATAATATATTTGATCTTGCCCTATTTGTAAGTCTTTCTTATCAACCTGACTACCATTTGCATAGATATAACCAAATGATTGGAAGTGTATGTTAGCACTTTTATTTGTTTCTGCTACATTGACAACAGTATTTGTTTTGATAACATCATTAACAGGCTCTGTATCTAAATAAGCATATTCTGGTCTGCCCTCCCTGAAACATTCAACAAAGGGAAGCATACCATAGAAATTAGTATGTTCTGGATTATCAGGATCATCATATATCTTACCATTTCTATCATAGATAAATGTATTCTCCATATCCCAATAGGCGAATAGTTCAGGAGTAGTATCTAACACCTCTGATTTAGTAGATAATGGATATGTATAAGCAATAGGTCTTAATGGATCATCACCAAACATAGGCTCAAAATCATGGATAATATCATAGTCTAATAACCCATTCCTGAATGTTACCTTAACCAAACAACTATCAAGCAGGTTAGTGAACCTCTCTAATCGCTGCATCTTAAAGTCTTTCTCAACAAAGTAATCAGTTATCTCTGGCTTTGTATATTCCCTTTTAGGTGCAACCATATACACAAGTGATATTCTATCTATAATTCTTTTAGTTATATTCACATTAGCAATAGGTATCTTCTTTGATAAGGTATCAGCAAAATACTTCTGTGTATATCTTCCTGTTCTTCCATTGTAATAGTCCATAGCCATTTCCCTGCGTGTTCTCCACTTATTCTTGGCTTGTTGCTGTGCATTCCATTGTGATTGCTTATTTACTAAATCTTGTATTGTTGGGATCATCTATCTATACTCCATAATTTAGGCTTGACAACAGGATATTCCCATTCTACTGAATATCCAAGTGCATCTGTCAAGTGGGTTAATATTTTATTGCTCTTGTCAATTTCTCTTGTGTTTGGCTTGTTAGTTGTTCTCTCTAAATCGTGTATTAAATCTTTACAAGTTGGATCTATAATAATGTTATCCTGTAATGCTTTATTCATAGCATTAACCCTGTTTACTACCAATGGATTGATGTGTTTAACCCTAACCTTGAAATACCTTCGTAGAATATCTATATCGCTGTACGCAGACGAACTATGTTTAGATCTTCCCGTTGCATCTGGATACGAGTAATAAGTATTGTTTGGATATTCCTGTTTTATTTGCTGACACAATCTTTCTGTAAGTAAATCACCTTCTCCTGCGTGGGAAAGTGAGTAGGTTTTGAATATCCGAATGTTTGGCTTCTCGTAGTGTTTTTGCCACAATACTGCACACAATGGGTCGGTGTTGAAATCCTGTCCAATGTAAATGGGTTTTGTATGATCATATTTGACTTCTTTGACATTTTTCTCCCTGTTGAATGTATGATAAGTAGATAATGCAGATAGATTAACAAATTCGCCATCTCTATATGCCTTTAATAGTTGCTCATCATAGTTTGATTCTAATAGTTTAATATAGGCTTCTGGAAGATATGTATTATCAGTTGTTTTTCCTCTAACCAATAACCTATCATCATTATCATCTGTTACAAATATCTTATGTGTATAATGGAATCCCTCTGGTGAAGTTACAATGTAGATCTCACAATTTTCTGAACCTCTCATTCTACCAATAGACTTCTTAAATGCCATATCGCAGTTCTTCCAACTCTCTACATCAAACTCATCAAACCCAATGAATGTAAGTTCTGCACCAATAATTCTTTGTGGCTTCTGTAATTGATAAATCTTAATGTTTCCTGCTGCTGTCCTGAATCTGTGTTTAGATTGATTATACTCATAAGGACAATTCATATCATCTAATAATTCTTTGAATGGCTGCACAAACAATTCTTCTGCTAAATCATAAGTAGGATATATGATCCAACCATTAGAAACACCATTCTTATTAACTCTTTTAAACATATTGAGTAAAGTCTTGCGAATGAATATGTGTGTTTTACCACTTCCCAATCCACCTACTAACCCTGTGATAGTCTTGTCAGATTTAAGAAAATCCCATTGGTGAGGGAAATAATCTTCTTGGTTGAATCGTAGTTTATACATCTATGAACTCAACACCATCAACAGGATTCTCCCATTTAACTTCTGATTTCTCAACCTGACCTAATACCTGTTTACCTAACCAAATTAACATAGTAACATTACCCTTATCTGCTGCTTTCCATTGCATCTGTCTTAATCTTATTTTTCCTTTCTCTCTCCCTTTTGTCAGATTTTCGGAATAACTCTTTCTAATAAGGTCTGTGCTACAACCAAAGAATGATGCAATTTCAGTATCAGTACAACCGAATGATGATAACTGTTCTACCTTGTCTGTATCTATTTTATATTTCTTTGGTCTTGCCATTATATCCCTTTCAATGGAACATTAACAATCCCATTAGTGGATCTATTAATATCAAACCTGAACACCTTACTTCCCCACCTCTTTTGCATTATCTTTGCCTGTTCTATTTCAGTATCTTTCATTCTATATGAACCACAACCACCTGCTTTGTTAAGATGATTAGCAATATAATAATATTTCTTAAATCTTAATACTTTTCTATACTTCTTTATATTCTTTAAGAAAAAATCATAATCTTCATTAAGAAATAACCCTTCATCATACCTTAATTCAGGTTTAAAGTGGCAGGAAAATGTACCAAGTACAGCACCTAAAAATGTGATAGGGTGCCTTTCCCTATAAAACTTTGGATCTGATTGTAAGTTAATACCCCATAACCTGCAACCTAATTCTTCACACATTGAATATCCATTATCAATAAAATCCAACAATCTATTATAATCCATCTCATGCTGGGAACAATCTTCATGGTAACCAAATGATCTAACATCATCATCTACCATTACTATCTTATCATCATTAGCATTATCCAGTATAAAGTTTCTTACCTTTGCTATATTACCCCTTAAATCATCAGGAATAATTAATAGTTCTCCACCTTCTTTTTTCTTATAATCATCTTTTTCAAATTCATGGATAGCCAATATACTATCAGGGATAACTTTTCTTGTTAATACATCTCCTGCTCTTTTGTATGATGGTACATATATTTTCATAGAAGTTTTTTTAACACATCTTTACCTTTAATAACCCTACCTAATCCTGTATCTTTATAATTTTTAGCAATTTTGTTTTTCC